TTTGTAAGCAACCTATTGATTCATAGATAAATATTAAACAAGCGATTTTATGTTACTCACAATGTTACTCACATATCGTAAAGTGTTGAATTGTGAATAGAAAAAAGCCGCTATGTGTTAGCGGCTACTTTATCAGAATTTATTGTCTTTGTGACAACCTTGTTCACATACGAATTTAAGTAGTAACTATAACGACCATCTTTGAGTGGAGGGTCTATTTCTCCTTTCTTAATTCTGTCGTAAAAAGTTACTTCAGTCATTTTCATGCGTTGAGCAAACTCTTTAATCGAAACCCGGCGCTCATCAGTTATCGAAACTTGACGTTTGATCTGCTGAAGTTCATCAAGAATTCTATCAAGCATATTTTGTTCAATAATTATTTTGCTCACATCAACCTCCTTCAGCTTCAATCGAAGTGCCTTCATAAGTTCCATCGCCACCACAGTTTAGGCAGTGCGTGTAAACACCCAAACCATCTTCTTCTTTATCTGGACTAAAGTTTTCAGGAATCTCACCAGTGAAGACAGTTCCATCAATTGGTTTTGTGTGCACGTGCGGTGCAAGGCCGTAGTAGGGAAAAACACATCCACCGTTACCATCGTCACAAATTTCACAGTTCTTAACTTGTAGTTCAGTCATTGCTAGGCTCCAAAAAAGTTTCTTCATCCCACCAGTTTTGATTTTCAAGCATATATTTAGCGTGTTCTTCAGGTGAGCCGTTCCACTCTTCTAAAGTGATTGAATCAGCAATGCATTGGCCCACTTTTGGAAATACTTGAAGTGCTTCATTCTTCAGTCGTTCAACCAATTTTTCACCAACTTCTTTACTTGGTACCGGATAAAGCATTTCTGCTGAATCAGGTTCCTCGGGGATATTTACCGCCCATAACTTTTCCATTAATTCATCCTTTGAGAATAATTCTGCGCATAAACATGATTTATTTGAGTTTATGCGCAAATAGTTGCTCATTTATCGAAATTTTCTTCTTTAGCTTCTGCATCACAAATCAATGATTCGATTTCTGATATGTTCACATTTTCAAAGATGTGATCCATTTTGCTGCCGTATACAATCAGTGTCCGGCATTGCGACGAGTATCTAAATTTCATGGGAATGCCTCATCTACTAGATCGATAGGCGCTTCAAGCTGCTTACGACGTTTGTAAACTTCGGCCATTAGAGTTGGTTGGATTCGCTCATCACGGCCAGACACATCAATCTCAAGTGCATCAAGTTCAGTTAGATCTGCTGCTTTCTGAATACGGACCAGCAGTGAAGGTGGTTCTTTAGCTTCGGGCTGAGGTAATTCAGAGAGACGACGACTTACTGCAGCATGCAACGGGGCAGACTGTTCTTGGGTCCAGCCCTTTGTATATTTGAACAAAGCGTTGGCTTCTGCTGGAGATTGTGCAGTTGAAGCACGTTCGATCAAATCCGCTAAGATTGATCCAAAGTCTTCACTGGCTTGCTCAGAACTTGGTTCACTGAGCAAGCTTTCTTCAACAACACTTACAGGGCCTTGGCTTGTAATCGTAATTTCTGACGTCGTTTCAGCTGCAGTTTCTTCAGCTTTATTTTCTGCATGAACTTCGGCAGTTTTCTTACGAGTACGTTGCTTTTTCGGTTCTTCGCCCAAACGTGAGATTTTGATCTCTTCACTGATTTCGCGGCCAAGAGCTTTGGATATAGCTGCGAGTTGAAGTTTTGCGTTTTCAGCATCACGCTGTACAAAGCCACTTTCGATAGATTCAATAAGTGCAGCAGTTTTAAAATTAAAAACATAAATTGAAGGTGGATAGGTGCTTAGAACATAGACCTCTTGACCATCAATGTATTCTTCAAGTGTCATCGGCTTAGCAAAGGTAATACCTGACAGCTCCATAGTTTCAATTTTGATGCAGAACTCATAGTGTGGCATCACAAAAACAGTTGCGGGCATCTGGTCCAGTGAGCTGAAGTCTTTATCACCTGGAAGGATTCCATTACCGGCGTAACGGCAAAGCACAGTTTTACGGTTTTGAAGCGCTTCAAAAGCTTCTTTGGCATTTAAAATAGTGTTCATGCTTGAATTCCTTGTTGTGCCAAATCAATTATTTCTTTCTTAACAGCTTGAAGTTGTGACACTTCAATTTGCATAAGTGAATCGATTCCTAAGTGCTGACACACAGTACGAGTATCGAGTCCACATTCAGCAATAAAATCTTGAAGCTGATCGCGCTGTTGATCTGAAATTCCGGAAAATTCAGGCGGTGAAATCCACTTGCCACTTTCGATATTAAAAGTACATTTCATTTTTTCCGCTTGAGCCTTCAAGGCTTGTCGCATGCTTTGATAGTACATATGCTCTTTATCAAGGGATTCTGTTAGCTGATTTAAATCCCCTGCATGTTCAGCTTCCACACAGCTTTGTTTCCAGTTCTCTAATTCTTCCACGGCTTTGGCTGTGGCCAATTGAGCCGGGGTAAGTGTATTGATATGAGCTTTAGCCTGAGCAATCAGATCAGCTAAAAACGAAGGATTGGTTTTTAGATCCGGTACCCACACTTCACCAGTTTCCCCACCCAAAGCACCTGAGTTTTTTGCGTGATGAGTAGGTGATGGTTTGAAGCTGATCACACGAGCATTTTTACCTTCGCCGGTTGTGACAGTGGTCAAATAACCCATGATGTCGGCAATACGATAAAGCTCATTACGGTTCTTACCACCTAGATCCGGACGGTAGATAATCTGATCGCCGTTTTGATCTTCCGAAGCGTGAGCAATAAATACGACATCTTTACCGAGGCTTGTAAGTGAGTTCACATACTGCTTAAAGATCTGGTTTGCCAATCCCTGAGCTTTGAGCTTCAAAGATCCATCTTTTTGGCGGTTGTTCGCCGTTGTAAGCAGATGGGTTTTAATACTTTCAAGCATTGCGCCTACTGTATCGATCACAACAGTATTAAAAGGTGCCAAGTCTTGTGGGGTGAGATCAGCAACATCTTTCCAGTTCTGAACAGGGACCACTGCACCGCGACGTAACTCACCGGTACGGTGAGCACCACGGTCGAAATCAAATGAGATAGCCTTATCACCAGTAAAGCCAATTGAAGTTTTACCTAAACCCGGATCAGCGTATAGGTAGGTGATAATCGCACTAACTTGCAATGACTGGTCAGCAGTAATAATAGGTATAGCCATTTTGTCCTCCTTATCTCGCACCAACAAAACCGCGTGAATGCTTATATGCACGACGTTCAGGTGAAGGAATATGTGTGCGCTCAAGTACCTGAGCGAGTTGCTTTTTTCTTTGGAAACGAATCTCCTGTTCAAGATTCTTCATAATCCAAGGCTTTTCGAGCATCATTTCTGGTTGAACTGGTGTACCGCCGTGCTCAGACTCGATTCGAATATCTGAGAAGTTCAGATCAGTCGAAAATGTCTGAGGGCCTAAACGCACGTGATAACGGCCTTGTTCATCACGTTTAATGAATTCGCGGAACGGAGTTGTATAGCGCTTTTGCATCACACACCTCCCAAATGATTTTTCTCAATATGTGTTTCGATGAGAGTGTTGATGTTTCGATGATCTTCACTGATAGTGAAGTCGTTGTATTCGTGGCCAGAGAGCGAGGTAATGCGATCAATCGCAAGGTTGGTGATTTCAACCACTTCGCGTGATGAACCTGGCACACCCAAATCATCGTTATGAGTTGCAAAGTCGAAGCTTGTGTAAACGAAGAAACCGTCTAACTTAATGACTGCTTTACCCGAATGTTTGCTATCAAGCGTGATTGCAGCAATGCCGTAATTAGAAGGCTGGGTAATTGGGAAAGTAGCGCGAGGCTCTTCATTTTCAGTGACTAATGCATACGCACCAGATAAGCCGAACAATAGGGCAGAACCAAGGGCAACATGCTTTAAACGAAGCTGTATGCTCGGTCTGTTGTGATTTATTGTGTTTTGTTCCATAATCATCTCGCTCTTTGAGTAAAAGCCTCGTCCGCCAGCAAGTGTTCGGGGCTTTTTTGTTGTCTTGATGGATTAAAATATACCTACAAGGTAAATATAAGTAAATACCTGTGAGGTAAATTTTTAAGAATTATTTTTACTTATTTGGTAAATTATTATTTATTAGATATAAAAAAACCCGCATACGGCGGGTTGAATTATGCGTAATTGATATTTTAGTGATATCTGCTAGAATTCGCATTGCTTAAGTAGGAATATTTAAGTTCTTTTAAAGAGGTTGAGTATGTTGAGTAAAAATCAGATTTTAGGGCCGGATGATATTCGGACTGCTCTAAGAGATTGGGTTCACGACAAATTTGAGCTCAAGCATAATGATATTTTAATTAATGAACTTGGCTTTTGGAACAAAGATCCAAATTCTACAGTGGACTACTCATTTCGTGCAGATTTGGCGTTAGCAAATGGACGTTTAGTTGGTTTTGAAATCAAGTCGGAAAAAGATAGCTTAAAGAGATGGTTATCTCAAATGATAGCTTATAGCAACGTTTTCGATGAGATATGGCTTTGTAGCCATGGTAAGCATTTACATCACGCCTTAGAGATCACTGATAGGCATATTGGCCTGTTGGTGGTTGATGATTCTGGATCTATTGCTGTGGTTCGGTATGCGTCTGAGAACAAAAGATTAAATTTCTATGACTTGTCTGGCTTGCTTTGGAAAGATGAGCTGCTTAGTTTTGCTTCTCAAAATAATATTCTAGAAATAAAATCCCGAATGACAAAAAATGAAATCCGGGATATTTTGTCACGAAACTCTAGCTTGAATGAATTAAAGCCTTATGTTTTACAAAAACTAAAAGAGCGAAAATCTTAATCATCATCACTATCTTCTTCATTATGTGTCAATCCAACAACTCCTAGATAACCATCAGTATTTAATTTAATAATTGCACTAATATGTTGATTTATTTTTAATTTATTCCAGAATGCCTGATTGCCTGCTTTCTTTCTAGAGTGATCTGCAATACTCTTTATTTGAGTGGTTGCATGGCAGAAATTATCCCCATGATAACCATTTTGTCCCCGAACTTTTTGTGCAATAGTTCTGAATTTTTCATACTCACCACCTTTACCTTCTCTTAATGTAAACCATTCGAAAGAGTCATTTAAAAGGTATGTGGCATATGGGATTGGGTGTACAGCAAAGTCAAATTCAATTGCCTCACCAGATGGGTCAGTCGCCGCGTAATCACCATATATAATTTTTTTTCCAACTTTGCTTAGTTGATTATTAAATCTATTTTGCCAAACAGGGTCAATACAAGTATGGGTAGCTGTTTCCCCTGCTGAAGGGCGTGTATTTGGATATGACGTACTACTTGTAATAATTGAATAAAAATTAAAATTTTTAACTATTTTAAATGCTTCTGTTAAATTATCTAAATTAATTTGGTTTAGATTATCAATTTTTCCTGAATCAATAATCAAGATGGTTTTTGAGATGGCTTCATCTGAAAAAGCAGCTAATAGTGAGTTTAAAATAATCAGACTTTTATCAAAATTTGTAGATATATCTAAAATGATTCCAATTAAATCAAAAGAGTTTGCCGTCTTAATACCTAATTGAACAATGTCTCTTAATTTATCGGTGGATGTTTCACTAATTACAGGAATTAATTTATCTGAAATCCTATGTTTTTCTTGGAAAAAACTAAATTTATTGAAATAGTGACCACTATTATCCCTTAGCGAGGCATTTAAATCACAATCTATATCAAGTGGGTAGTTAGATATTTCTAAAAATAATGGCATTCCATTCCAATCACTTAAGAATGAATCTAGATCAGCAGTATTATCCCCTCTAACTATAACTCTAGGTATTATTTGTGCTTTAACATCTGAGCTTAATTCTTTTAAAGCCCCTAAATTATACTTGCTAGTTCTTACTGATGGCATGTAAACAATATTATTAGGTATAGCCATTATTTTCTCCACCCGATCAAAGGACTGTGTCGGGTTCACAGTTTTATTAGATTTGTTTCTCTGAATATTTTTCTAAAAATTCATCTATCCATTCTTGAGCAGTCTCAATATTTGTGATGTCAGCAAGTTTTAAATTTGTGTTTTCTGCCTCATTTACACCCTCAATAATTGCTTCAAAGATGTTTGCCTCGGCTATGATCTCACGTGCCATTTCTGCTTGATCGTAGCTTTGCTTGGCTTTTTTTAGCCCTGCAATTTGTTTATCGATCGCAGCACCAATTTTTGTTAATGCCGCTTTAAATTCTTGTTTGTTGATAGATAAAGCGGTTTTTGATTTGTTTAATGTTGCGATCATGATCATATTCCTGAGAATTTAAATAAATCTTATATTTAAAATATTGTGTATCTACCCACGACCTTGCCAACCAGCCTGCAATTAGAGTCAATTGGTATGATTTGCTTATGCCAATTTTGGTTAAGTGGTCGTAAATAATAGTAACCTCCCTCGACCACTAACTCTTTAAATGTTGCTTCACTATCACCATCACACGCCATAACTACCAAATCACCGGTGTTCAATTCATCGAGTTGGAAAGTTGGATTAACATAGATTCTATCATCTGGTTTAAAAGTAGGTTCCATTGATGCCCCTTTCACAATTAAACCAAAACCATATTGTCCAGCCCTTGGATTGTAAGGAATCCATTCAATAACATGAGACATATCCGATGAGACAACAGGGGTGTAGTCGCCAGCTTGCACCCATGAAATAACAGGTGTTTGCTTGCTCGCTGGTAATCCATCATGAATAACAGGCGGTACATAATGATTAGGTGTGATTTGCGGTTGTTCTTCTTGTGACTGATCCAGATATCCACGCGGTTTATTGAATGCATCTTCAATTTTAACAGCAGTATCATCACCAATATTTTTTGTTGGATTTTTACCTAAATATTGGCTTAACAAGCTATATGACATATCAATTTTTTCGGCAAATTCTTTGCGTTTTAGACCTGACTCCTCCATCAGCCTTTTTGCATTCATATACCTAATTTCATGAATAGTCTTAAATTTAGTCATGATAAGAAAACACCTAAGAATTAGATTACAAAAATACCCTACAGGTAGAAAATATAAATACCCTGATAGGTTGAATATTGTTTACCTCTAAGGTATATTTATATTTAATTTACCTTATAGGTGTATTTATGCTTACTCTTTATGATTTCTGGCGAGGATTAAGCAAAGGTGAACGAATCCAATTCTGCGATGACGCAAAAATTTCATACAGATATATGGAAACTCACTTAATCCACGGTCGAAAAAAACCAAGCATGGAAACCGTTCAAAAAATGGTTGATGCAAGTAACCAAAAACTAACTCACAAAAGCATTTTTGATTTCTTCCTCGGAAAATCAACTGCTGTTTAGGAACAACCATGAGCAAATTATCAATTGATTCCAGTGCAAGAGCTAGAAACATACACTCTCTCGTTTTGCAAAGACTTGGCGTCGTAGTTAACAGCACACTTGCAGAAGAACTTGGGCAAGATGGTCCTTGGTTATCAAAGTTTAAAAATGAAAGAAAAAACAACGGTTTAACCGATCTTGAGACAGTTTGTGTTTTATTGGACAAGCTTGGTTTGAAAGTAATACCTGAGCAATATCAGTGCTATGACAAGCAATTAATCGATTCAATTTTCTTCTTAGCACGGCTATCGATGAACAGAGCATCAGAAATTAACGACTTTCAACACACGGCAATTGCGCCTCGATTGGAAGAATTTGGATATTAAAAAACCGCTATCTGGGCGAACAGAAGCGGTTTGTATTCACCGGAGATAAATCGAATGAACATGACAAATTTAACAAATAACAACCAAGCCTACAAGCAGTTGCAAGAAATTCAGTCATATCACGAGCCAGCATTGGCTGTATTCAATGAAATCATTGAGCGTAAGCGTCAAAACTTGCGTTCGAAAAATTACGACGTGAATAACGCTGCAGCGAGTAAATACGAAATTGCTGAAATCTATGCTCGCTATTTCCGCGTTACACAATACATGGGGATGGAGATCATTAATAGTCTGATCCGAGCCGGGAAAGTTGAAGGTTTTAGTGGCTACGTGAAGCCAAAGGCGGGTGATAAATGACTAAGCACGTACCTCAAGAAAACCAAATAACCCTATTGGCACCAGTACGCATTTACACAGCCAAAGAACTGGCTGCTATGCCACTCTCAGTTATGAACGCTTGTATCGAAGCACAAGAAAAGTTCGCCATGCTTGAGCAAGCAACTCAAATGGGGGGGGGCAGCAATAATCATACGCCGTTTAATGGAAGAAGGATTTCCATTGATTCAGGTTATCGAAAAATCACGCACACGCTACAAAATTGCTGGCGAATATTATCCACCTCGGATTATTCGGCAGTTGGAAAAGCGCGGCTTGATCAAGTTGGGTGGGTGATCTGATGCATTACTACAAACGCAACATTGGTGATTACCACAAGAAAGCAGGACGCTTGTCCATGCTTGAGCACGGAGCGTACACGCTTTTGCTCGATGCGTGCTATGACCGTGAACGATTCCCCACGCTTGAAGAAGCTTTGGATTGGGCTTGGGCACGTACAGATGAAGAAGAAGCGGCAGTAAAGTTTGTTTTGAAAAAGTTCTTCACTGAAATGGACGGTGTGTATGTGCAAAACCACATTCAAGAGGAGCTTGATGCGTACAAAGCGAAAGCTGAAACAAATGCACGTATCGCTAAAGAGCGTGAAGAAAAACGTAAAAAAGGCAAACAAGGCGTAAACGACTTACCACCAGTCGTGAACGAATCGTGCAACTCTGGTGACGAACCGCCACCTAACCATAAACCATTAACCAATAACCATAAACCAATAACCAGTATTAGTAATACACACACACTAAGCGCGGACGAAAATCAAAACGAATCTTGGAAACCGGATTCAAATATTTTGATCAACGTGATTCGTGAAAGCGTAGGCATACAAGCTCAATCAGTTCTCGATATGCCTGATTACGAATTCCATCTTGGTAATTTCAATGCTTACCGTGAAGACAAGATCGGTCTCACTGAAAACCAACGCATACGCAAGTTTGCACAGTGGTTGATTCAAGAGTTCAAGAAATACAAATCATCTGGTCAACAAAAAAATCAAAGCAAGTCTAATCCGACTGTCAGCCGCAACGTCAATGACGCACATGGTGACATTCCTGAATACGCACCTGCTGTGGACAACGTAAACACCGAGGGCCTTGTATGAACGCGATGCACAAACAATTTCAATTTGAAGTTCAGCATGCAGATGAAATTTGCGCTGTACACAACGAGCTGAAAGTCCTCATGTTCGGACGTACAACTTGCCCATCGTGTGCAAAAGAACTTCTCGAAAGATCACAGGTTGAACACGAAAAAGCTGTGAATCAGATGGTCCGTGAAAAACACTTTGCCGGATCGATGATTCCTGAGCGCCATGCTCAAAGTGGTTTTAACAATTACGACGTCACGCACCAGGAACAGCAGATTGCCAAAGCTGAATGCGCTCAGTTCACAAGAGACCAGAATGCGGGTAAGACAAGAAATCTAATCATGACCGGACGCACGGGTACTGGTAAAACGCATCTAGCGTGCGCTGTGGCCCGAAATGTTTTAAATGCAGGCAAGTACGTCAGATACATCACTTCGTCTGACATGGCGAATCTGATAGCGAATGCGTGGACAAAAGCGGATGACTCAGAAGCGGCAGCAATCTACCGATTCACTGAATACGATTTATTGATACTCGATGAATATGGTTTGCATGATCAGCATGAGAAAAAACTCGAGCTGGTGCACAAGGTTTTATATGCACGTTACGACGCCAAAAAATCCACAATGTTGATTTCAAACTGGACGATAGAGCAGCTCAAAGAAAACTTAGGCGATCGCTTATGGTCACGTTTTCAGCATGACGACTTAGCAATCATTAACTCGAATTGGAAAGATGGACGGGTTAAGGGTGGTGCGGCATGAAAACCGGACGACAAGAAACTGCTCAGATGTTCGATAGACGTTTTGCAATCGTAATTTACGCCGCAAATCAAGAAGGCACTTTTCGTACACGCGACATTTCTGAATCAGTCGTGCACTGCTCAACGGATGCCGCACGTCGATATTTGTTAGATCTCATGGAATTGGGATACATCGAGCGTGTGACGATTTATGAATATAAAGCTACTCAGATGCTGAAAGAGTTGTTCAATGTGAAAGGGGCAAAAAGATGAATGCGCATAAGTTTGTGGCAGGTAACGGAATTGAAAAGGCAACGCGGGTTCTAAACGAATCGCCGTCAAATGCTCAAAGCTATCAAGATGGGTATTACTTCAGAACAACACCTGAATTCTTGTTTCACAACGGACATCATCATTGGAATATGACCACAAACAATGGCCAGTATTTTAAAGATAGAGGTTTTGATCCAATCTTAATTTCAGAACTCAAACAGGTGGTTGAGTCGCTGGACACAATTGATCGCCTTTTTGGCCTAGATCAAGCAAAGCACACAATGAAAATTGCCAAGGAAATTGGCTACACAAGTGATTATGAGCAGATAAAGCAAGCCATAGCAGACTACGAACACGTTGAGTCTTACAAGCAAGTGAAGGTCGAAGTTAGTTTTGGTATAGCTCTTCAAAGCAATCAGTCAGTTGGCGCTAAGTGCGAAGTCTTAGACATGGTCGATGTTAGCCCACGTTGTGAGGTGAGAAATGGATAAGTGTAAACATGGTTTTGATCACGCATGTCTAATTTGTGGATTTACTCATATTGATGGCAAGAAAGTCTGGTTTGACTGGGCATGGCAAGAACAACAAAAGCGGATTGATGAGTTGCAGGCGCGGGTGGATGCGGCATTAAAAGAGACTCAACATGCTTTACGGTATGTGGAGGAGGATCTGCGTGGTAATCATGAGTTTCTACAAATGGCCATGATTCGAACATTTAAGTCTTTAGCGCAAGCACTCAAAGGCGGTGAAGTATGAACACAACATTTAAAGATGCACAACGCATTCAATCAAAGAAGATTGCACGTTCTAAAAAGTTCAATCGTGTGCCGACCGAAGATCAGGAGCAAATGACAGTCATGTCATGGGCACATAGAACAAAGTTTAAAGATGGTCGATTGAGTGATTACCTGTTCCATATCCCAAACGGAGGCTCAAGAAACATCATCGAGGCCACCAAGCTTAAGAAAATGGGTGTGAAAGCAGGTGTGCCAGATTTGCAGCTCATTGTTCCTAATGGTGAAGTACACGGCCTGTGGATTGAATTGAAAGCGCAAAAAGGCAAGTTGCAGCCAAGCCAGCAAATCATGATTCAGCGATTAGAGGCCCAAGGCTATATGTGCAAAGTCTGTTTTGGTGCAGATGAAGCAATCAGTGAGATTAAGAAGTATTTGATGCTGGAGGCTGCGTGATGGGAGTTCTATTTTTGATTATAGGAACTTTAGCAGCATTGAGCACTGGCAAGGAAAAAACAGCAGGGTGCAACATTGCTTTAGCGATTATTACGGTCGGCTGTTATGCGTGTGCAGTGGCATTAGATAAGGTTTAAGGGGAATGGCATGAATGCAGTAGCAGTTGAGAAGTTTAAAAGTTTTGAATGGTTGACTCATGGTTTAACTGCGAGTTCACCGAGTTTCGAGCCCGTAGTACATGGCACAGGAGAAAAACCACTTAATTTTGAAGATCGTCTCGGTGCTATTGCAGCAATGGAGACGCAGTTAGAGAAGTCAATTACTTCGGTAATTGTCTTTGGCCAGAAATCTGAAATTGACTATCGCTATATACAGGCGCATTTAGCCGCAATTTTAAAAACAAATGCCATGCTGGATAAAAGGAGAGAGCCTGAAAAGATTAAGATCAAAGAGCTTGCTGATTTAATAGCGCGCATGGTTATTGATTTTTCTCTAAATCCTGAGCTTGAGAATAATTTCACTAAACAAGGTCGGCTTTATTATGCAGGCATTCGAACTTGGCAGATGACACTTAAATCATATGAATCTACATGGCAGCAGTATGAGAAATTGATGTTTTTGTCTTTAGAGTCAGCAATTGATAGTGCTTCAAAGGAAATTGAAGCTTATCGTAAAAAGACATTTAAAGAGGCAAAAAAATAAAGCTAGTAAAATTTTACTGACTAAGGTATAGTATTTCTATACTGGTCGTATTACACCGTAACGTGACCAACTCTCAAAAGCTCATCATTCGATGGGCTTTTTGCGTTTCTGGAGGTTCACATGCTTCAGTTACTAAAAAGATTATTTTGCTTCCACTTTTTCACATCAAGAACAGACGACGGACACGTTGTTTTAAAGTGTAGTAAGTGCGGAAAAGAAAAAGATTGGTTTGATATGTAGTTATGCCCTGCCACTGGTGGGGCTTTTTTAATGCCTGAGATTTAATAAACCTGACTCACTGGTGATTCTATGAAAAACTGTTAGCCATTTAGGTAACTTGGATTTGTGACGCTGTGCATTCATTTGCTTAGCTAAAAGCGCAAACGGTGGGATGCTGAAACCAGCCGTATAAATTGGTTTGAATCCAATGTGATTTCGTCACACATTGAGTTAGCCTCAGAGCCTTAAATTGTGGGTGACCCCCCAACCAATGGAACTGAAAGACACAGAGCGGGTCAATAGCTAACTTTGAGATGCTTATTGTGTTGAGTAGCGGTAGATCAGTTGCCGAGCTGATCAATGTCGTAATCTAAGGCAAGGGTGTGGCTGGTAGTCACACCCTTTTAATTCCCTCGAATTCGATGGTTTTAACTTAGAGAAGTGATTTAGGGTTGGGCATTCCTGGCTGATCACTTCATTTAAGTTAAGTGCATTGGGGTGAGCATGGATCTAATCGAAGCAAAGAAGAATCTCGAAACGTATCGAATGAATCTCAGACGTCTCGAAAACTACGATCATCAATACAGCACACATAAGTTTAAAACGGAATGTGAGTGCGAGATCAAAACATTACGTGAACGGATCGGGAATTTAGAAGATGCGCTCAGCAAAGCGGCTAAACGCAATAAGAAAGTTGCCATGCGTTAGGTGCGGTGGTCTTAACGCACAGGCAGCTCACTCAAATAGCTCAAAGCATGGGAAAGGCAGAGGAATCAAAAGTTCGGACGTATTCACAGTTCCCTTGTGTGCAAATTGTCATGCTGCATTTGATCAGTACAGATTGGGCACAAGGCAAGAATCAGAAGCAATGTTTGAGCAGTGGCTGGAAAAGACTGAGCGTATGCTTAATTTTAAAGATGGAGATGATGATGTTTTTTAGGGCTATGCGGAATAACGTGTGGAAATTAAGATTTTGATTAAGTCAAAAATAAATCAAATTTTGTGGAATGCCCAATTAAGAAAGCCCTCAATTGAGGGCTTTGGTTTATTTGGATACCGCAAAACTTCTTTGAAGTTTCTTTTTTAGCTCATTGCGAATATTAATCATATCTCGCATAAAGTATTTCTCATCAAAATTTAACACATGCCAATCGCTTGAATCAGTTGGTTTTTCTAGTGTGATAGTCGCATGATACTGTTCGTTATTGAACTCATCGTGTGAAAACTCAAGCTTGCAATAAATGCTACTTTCAATCGTAATTTTTGATTGATTCCACCACAAAAAGCTTTCAATTACTTCACTCACAACAAAATCATAATCATCGAATGATTTGTTGAGTGCTTGAATTTCAGCAAGTCTTATAGTAGTCAATGTTTTAAGCTGTTCTTTTGCCCAAGCTGGCACACGGTTATGGCGATGCCAATTTTGCACTGATTGGCGAGTGATTGATTCGCCTTTTTGATCTTTAAGATTTTCAGCAATCTGAGTCATCCAAGATTTGCCGAATAAAGCTTCACCGATAATTTGAATTTCTGTTTTCATTTTCTTTTTCCCTGATTAAGTTGGTGGTGAGATTGCTCTCACTGGTAGGGGGGGAGTCAAAAGTTTTGAGAGCTAAGTGCTTGGACACCACCCGCCTTCTCATTTATAAAAAAATTTCCCCTTTCATGAAAAGTTAAAGCAAAAGTTAAAGGTAAATCACATGGCATTAACCGAGAAAATGAAGAAGTTTGCTCGCGCCATTGTTGATGGTGCCACAAACAAAGAAGCTGCTATTTCAGCGGGTTACGCAGAAAAGACGGCATCACAACAAGGATCAAAGTTAAGAAATGATTCTGAAATTATTGTCTACATTGAAAAGTTAAAGGCAGAAAAAGAAGGTCGGACTTTAACTCCAAGTAAATCACAAGTTAAACCTGAATCAAGTGGGGAGGATGAGAACCCATTTGAGGATAATTATGCGAAAGATGATCCGCTTCAATTCTTGATAGACGTTATGAATGATAAAGAGAATGAAATGGGTCTGCGCTTACATGCCGCAAAATCAGCCCTTCCATATGTACACGGCAAAGTTGCTGAAAAGGGCAAGAAAGAATCCAAAGAAGATGCGGCTAAGGCTGCAACTAAATCAGGCAAGTTTGGGACTCTGAATAATCAACTGCCTAGCTAGTATGCTCAATATTGAAAATATGATAATAATTTATAAATTATCTAATTTGGAGATAACATTGAGCCAAGAGCATAAATTATCTAATTTAGATGCACATATTAGGGACTCACTTGGCGCAATACAGCTTCTTTATAAGTTTGGTTATTATCAACAATCGATATATTGCGCCTTTATTTTAATGGATCAAATGGCATGGTTGGTAAGTGATACCAATGAGAAAGTAAGTGATTATTTTAAGAAATGGGCAAATAAATACTTTGTTCCACTCTACCCAGAAATAAGCGCAGAAGAGTTGTTAGCATCAAGAAATGGTTTGCTACATAGGGGTTCTTCAATTTCACAATCAATTGAGAAAGGTTATGTGGCAAGGCAATTATGGTTTTCTTATAAGAATGAGCACTTGCATGCTTTTGATCATAGCAAAGTGGATGGTGATTTAAATTTTTATGCGGTTAACTCAGATAAATTTCTTCAGGTTGCTTTTCTTGGCGCAATCAATAAGTTCAGGGGAGATTTAGAAAGTCTAATCCAAGCCAATCATCATAATTTTGAGCAAAGACTTGGAGAATTACTTCAAAATGTTCCCATGAAGTAAATTTACCCAAGATACCGCCCCCAGAGGCGGTCTTTTTTTATTGGAAAGAATAAATGACAGCAATGCTTCCAGAATGGACAACCGCTTGCCCAAACTGGGAGGAGCGTATAGTTGCTAAAAAGTCGCTCATGCCTTGTGAGCCATTATTTCCACAAGTTGCTGATGTTGCTGAGCGAATATTTAAAGAATTGATTCTTGTTGATGTGATGGGTAGCCCAAAAATGGGTGATGTCACATTGCCATGGGTGTTGGAGTTTGTGCGGGCAATCTTCGGTGCATACGATCCAAACACAAAGCGCCGACTAATTCGTGAATTCTTTCTTCTGATTTCCAAGAAGAATACAAAATCAACCATTGCGGCGGGTGTGATGCTTGTTGCTCTGCTGCTTAATGACCGTCTCTCTGCCGAGTTAATTATCTTGGCTCCGACAAAAGAAGTCGCAGACAATAGTTTTAATCCTATCCGTGACTTTATCCGGGCTGATGAAGAACTCAGTGCAATGATCAATGTGTCTGAGCACACAAAGACTGTCACTCATTTAGGAACAGGTGCAACACTCAAGGTTATCGCAGCGGAATCGAATGCAGCAGCAGGCAAGAAAGCTTCTATCATTTTGATCGATGAGGTCTGGCTATTTGGTAAGCGTGCTAATGCTGAATCAATGTTTCGTGAAGCAAAGGGTGGTCTAGCATCTCGCCCTGAAGGTTGCGTGATCTATCTGTCTACAATGTCAGATGAAGTTCCTTGCGGTGTATTTAAGCAGCTTCTTGATTATGCCCGTGATGTGCGTGATGGGATTAAAGAGGATAAGGGGTTTTTACCGCTTGTTTACGAGTTCCCAAAACATTTAGTCGAAGCGGACGAACACTTAAAGCCTGAAAACTTCTACATTACAAACCCCAACTTGGGTGCGTCCGTAGACCTTGAGTATCTAATTTCAGAGTTTAAAAAGGTTCAAGATGCTGGTGAAGAATCGCTTAGAGACTTCTTGGCCAAGCACTTAAACATCGAAATCGGCATGAATCTTCGCGCTAACCGATGGGCAGGTGCTGAATATTGGAACAAGCAAAAGCATGTTTTTGGATTAGATCAGATCATTGAGCAGTCTGAAGTCATCACAATGGGAATCGATGGCGGTGGTTTGGATGATTTGCTCGGGTTTGCTGTTCTTGGAAGATTAAAAAAAGATCCACGTATCTGGTGGCTTTGGAATCATGCTTGGGCCAATAAAACAGCTTTAGAGCGACGTAAGGAAAATATTCCAAAGTATCAGGATTTTGAAAACGAGAAATCACTCACTGTGGTTGATCAGGTTGGTGATGACATTGACCAGCTTGCAGCAATTGCAAAGAAAGTCTATGACAGTGGCAAGCTCAATAAAATTGGCCTTGATCCACTTGGCTTAGGTGGTCTGCTGGATGGTTTGCTTGAGGTGGGGATACCTGAAGATTCTATGTTTGCTGTGCCGCAGGGTTACAAGTTGATGGGTTATATCCTGACAACTGAGCGCAAGCTTGCAGAAGGAAATCTATACCATGCCGGGCAACAAATGATGACTTGGTGTGCTGGTAATGCTCGAGTGGTCATGGTTGGCAATGGTATGCGAATTACCAAGCAAGACTCTGGCATAGGCAAGATTGATCCACTGATTGCCACGTTTAATGCGGTTGCACTTATGAGTCTTAATCCTGCGACTAAGAATTTAGACATTGATGATTATTTAGAGGATGTCGTGATAGCATGAGCGATCTACAAGACGCGGGTTTTTGGACTCGTTTCTGGTCACGATTGACTGGAAGAACTCAATTAAAGAAGGGGGATACTTCATACCCTTTTGACTCTTATATTTCCTCTGGCGGGGCTGTTGTCTCACCAGAAACCGCTTTAAAACTTTCTGCTGTTTGGGCATGCGTGAAGCTAAGAGCTGAAACCATTTCAACTTTGCCGCTGCATCTGTATGACACAGATAAAAAGGTCGCCACTGATCACCATTTGTACCGAATATTACATGATTCACCCAACGCAGATATGTGTGCAAGTGAATTTTGGCAGGTACAAAGCGCCTGTTTAGACTTGTGGGGTAACTCATACAACCTAATATCAAGGCGCTCAAATGGTGAAATTATTGCATTAGAGCCACTTTTCCCAAGCGAAATGGTTGTAAAACGGAATAAATCAGGTGCTATTGAATTCCACTACACCGAAAGTGGAAAAGTCACAGTCTACCGAGAAGAAAGCATTCTCCATTTCAAAGGCTTTACTCTTGATGGCCTGATTGGCCTTTCTGCGATTCAGTTTTTTGCACAAACAATCGGCATGCAGTTTGATGCAAACAATCAGGCACAAGATTGGTTCAAAAACGGCTTAAAAGTAGGTGGTTTTCTTGAAACGGGTGAGCAAACACTCACCAAAGAACAGCGTCAACAAATGCGGAATAACTTATCTGAGTTCAGCCGACCTGAAAATGCAGGAAAATATATGGTGCTTGAAGCTGGAATGAAAGTTTCAGGCGCCAGCAGCATCCGCATTAACCCTGTAGATGCTCAGCTACTTGAGTCTCGATACTTTGGGATTGAAGAAATCTGCCGTGCTTTTGGTGTGCCACCGCAGTTAATCGGCCATACAAACAAAGCAAGCTCGTGGGCATCAAGCTTAGAGCAAACAAATCAAGGCTTTTTGACTTACTCACTTAATCCGCAGCTTGTGCGATATGAACAAACGATTGCTCGCAAGCTTCTTTTACCGCAAGACAAATACAAATATCGCCCGAAGTTCTCTGTAGATGGTTTACTTCGTTCAGATGTGGCTAAGCGTGGGGATTTTTACGTGAAGATGACTCAAAACGGCTTAATGACTCGAAACGAAGCTCGTGAGCTAGAGGATTTGCCCGCATCATCGGATCCAGCCGCCGACAAACTAACAGTACAAATGCAGATGGTGCCACTTGGAGAACAACAGGGGAATCCTCAATGAATAGAAAAAGTTTTAATTTAGATATTAAAGCCGTCCAAGAGGACGGTTTTTTTTCGGGCTATGGTGCCGTTTTTGGAAATCTCGACTGGTATAACGACATTATTTTGCCAGGTGCCTTCAAAAATACGCTGGCCAAATGGACTGAGAAAGGGAAATTCCCACCAGTACTCTGGAACCATAGTTCCAATGAGCCAATCGGGGTTTATACCAAACTGGTTGAAGATGAAAAAGGTTTATATGTCGAAGGTAAATTACTGGTCGACGATGTGCCTAAAGCCAAATCGACACACGCTCTTTTAAAGGCTGGTGCAATCGATGGCTTGAGTATTGGTTATCGCACTGTCAAATCAAGCTACAACGAAAACACAGATATCCGTGAGCTGATTGAGCTAGATCTAGGTGAGATTTCCATTGTCACTACGCCAGCCAATGAGAAAAGCACCGTTATCTCCGTGAAATCCAAATTAGAAGAAGGTGAACTGCCATCTTTACCTGAATTCGAAAAGTTCCTGAGAGAGTCAGGCTTTTCAAAATCGCAAGCCACTGCAATCGCTGGCAAGGGTTTGCGCCATCTTTTGAGCGAGTCTGAAGATGAAAAGTTCCAAGCGAAATCAATTTCAAATGCTTTAAATATCCTAAGAGGAGACAGCAATGTCTGAGCAAAATTTAGAACAACTCGCTCAAGAGTTTAAAAAACAAGTCGATGAAGTCAAAGGTATTGCTGAAGATTTCAAAGGCAAGCGTGAGCATGGCGATAAAATTGCCGAAGGTGCTAAACAGGCAGCAGATGAAGCGATTACCAAACTCAACGAGCTAAAAGCTCGAGTTGATGAGGTGGAACAAAAAGCTGCACGTCGTCCAAATGAGCAAAATGAAGAGCAAAAATCCTTAGGTCGTCAATTCGTTGAATCTGATCAGTTCAAGTCATTAACTGGATCTGCTGGTCAGCGTGGTAAAGCAAACCTTGAAATCAAAGCAACTATCACATCAGCCAACACAAATGCAGCAGGTTCGGCGGGTGATTTGGTTCAGACAACCCGAATTGCAGGAATCATTGCCCCGCCAGATCGTCGCATGACAATTCGAGATTTGTTGATGCCTGGTCGTATGGATGGCAACGCACTCGAATATGTTAAAGAAACTGGCTTTACAAACAATGCTGGCATGGTTGCAGAAGGCGCACTAAAGCCGCAATCTGACCTCAAATTTGATCTTGTAAGCACAACAGCTAAAGTGATCGCGCATCATATGAAGGCTTCACGCCAGATTCTTGATGATGCATCACAGCTTCAGTCATATATTGATGGTCGTTTACGTTATGGCCTTGCTTTCAAAGAAGAACAGCAAATTCTCAATGGCGACGGCACGGGTCAAAATCTGCTTGGTATTATTCCTCAAGCAAGTGCTTATGTGCGCCCTGCTGGTGTAATACCATCATCTGAAACCATTATTGATACGTTACGCTATGCAATGCTTCAGGCAATTTTGGCTGAATTCCCTGCAAGTGGGCATGTGCTTAACCCAATTGATTGGACTAGCATTGAGACACTGAAGGATACAACCGGCCAGTACATCATTGGAAATCCACAGGGAACCCTAAACCCAACACTTTGGGGCCTTCCGGTCGTTGCGACACAAGCAATTACCGCAGGAAAATTCCTGACTGGCGCATTCTCAATGGGTGCCCAGATCTTTGATCGCTGGTTGTCTCGCGTCGAAGTGGCAACTGAGAACGAAGATGACTTTATTAAAAACTTAGTCACCATTCTTGCCGAAGAACGTCTTGCACTGGCTGTGTATCGTCCAGAAGCATTTGTTTATGGTGATTTGGCGCCAGTTAGTGGCTAATGACCAACACGGGGGAGAAATCCCCCATGTTTAGGAGAACACTATGAAATATCTGGTCCAGCGCGAACATTATGGCGATAAAGATTATAAAACTGGTGATATCCGGGAAGCTGATCCTTCAACAGTAAAGCACTTGGTTGATAAGGAAGTTCTTGCTGAATATCAGGAACCAGAAGATAAGGCCACAAAACCTAAGCGACAGGTGAAAACACAATGATTACTTTAGATCAGGTTAAGCTGCATTGTCGAATTGATCAGGATGAAGAGGATTTATTAATTAATGATTGGATTGCAGATGCTGAACAGGTGATTCAAAACGATCTTGATCGACGAATTATTGCAGATGAATCTGATCGAGAGGATGAAACCGACCTTTTGGACAACGATTGGCTCAACTCGGCACGTTTAATCTATGTGCAATACAGATACAGCCGTAGCTTAGATGGAAAGCCACAAGCCTATTGGGATTTGCTGCAAAAGTTCCGAATCATGGGGGTTTAAATGTCAGATTTAGCCCAAGAATTAAAGCATCGGGTCATCATCCAGCAATACAATCAAGGCGGGCGTGATGATGACGGATTCCCGCTCGGCGAAGGTTGGTCCGAATACGTGAAGTTATGGGCCAAAGTCACGCCACTATCAGCCAAGGATTTAATATCCGCTCAAGCAGATCAGTCAGAAGTCACGGCACGAATGAAAATCCGTTATCGCACCGACATTACCACAGATATGCAAGTGGTCTGGAAAGGGCGAGTATTTTCTATCAAGAGTCAGGCCCTTGATGACAATGAAGATTCATACACATATTGCACCTTCTTGCTTGGCCAAGGGGTAGAAAGATCCAAGTGAGGTGCCTATGGCTGGTGTTGAGGTTAAGTTTGAGGGTGTTGAAGAGTTATCTAGGCGAATGAAGCTTATCGCTGATTCAAAAACAGCAAAGCGTATAGCGCGTAAAGCTGCTCGGCAGGCCATGAATATTGTTCGTGATGCAGCGAGAAATGCAGCAAAATCAATTGATGATCCTGAAACGCCAGAGAAGATTTTCAAGGAAATTGTAGTTCAGGGCGGCAAAACGCGTGATCGTAATTCAATTGTGATTCGTGTAGGTATTCGCGGTGGTGCAAAAATACCCTATACCAACAACGCACAAAACAGAAGATCTGGAAGGGTTGGAAAAACCTATCAAACAGATGGCAGAGTGTTTTATTGGCGATTCCTTGAGCTTGGCACCAGTCGACAACCAGCAACCCCATTTATGCGACCAGCATTGGCTGCAAATATCAATCAGGCTACAAGCAAGTTTGCAGAAGTCTTTAATGCTGAACTCGACAAGGAGTTACTCAAATGAGCTTCTTACCCATCTATAGAACACTTAATTCGGACAGCGCAGTAAAAGTATTACTCGGCAATGATTTACGTGTTTATGAAGAAATTGCGCCACTGAATGCCGCTGTACCTTATGCAGTTTGGCAAGAGGTCGGTGGAAGTGCTGAAAATAGCCTTGATTGCCCCGCCAAGACTGATCATGTCATGTATCAAGTGATTGTGTATGACACCAATCAAAAGCGTGCCTATGAAGCACGTGAAGCAATTAGAAAGGCCTTGGAAACACAAAGCTATATCTTAAATCCGCGAATAAGCAACTACGAAACAGACACAAAGCTTTTTGCTCGTGGATTCGATGCAAATTGGTTTTTAAGTCGATAGAAATTAATTAAAAAAGCAAAAAGCCCGTGACTCGTAATCATGGGCTTTTTTGTTGTCTACAACCTTGTGCAGAAGGATGCAAACCATAAATGAATTTTAACATCGGGGACTGGATAGTGAAAGCACTAGAACTCGTACAAACGCATAAATCAGTAAGAATTTTTTGCTATTGGATTATCTTCGTTGTTGCTCTGTTTCCAATAGCTCAAATCATCAAAGCATTAGCAGAATTGCTCGCTGTATTTTACTGAAAATAAACCTAACCAACGCCCTCAATTCGAGGGTTTTTTTATGCCAAAAATTGAGGAGTACTACTCATGGCCGACGTCCGCGTACAGGGCACAAATGTCTATGCCTTCGATGGCACTACAATCACCCAACTTTATTGTTTAACCACAATTGATTTGGGTAGCGACTCAACCACACGAATTGAAAATACGTGTCTCGATGAGCCAAACACCAAAACCTATACGACAGGCTTGTCTGATCCCGCACAAGGTTCGCTTGGTTTTAATCTGGACACAGAAAATGAATCACATCTTCAGTTGATTGACTGGGCGCAGGCCAAAAAAGACGGAATCGAGTTTTATATGGGATCGTCTGAAGGTACCGCTGCACCAACCGCAACAGGTGGCACCGTTACACTGCCAGAAACACGATCATGGTGGTCATTTAAAGGTGGTATCTCTACACCTGCGCCGACCTTTGAAGCAGATGCTTTGGTTGGCTATACAGTGACATTAGAACGCTCAACAACTGTTGCATTCACTCCAAAAACCTAATCAAACAGCCCCGAAAGGGGCTAAACTTTTTCGAGAATAAAAATGGCTAAAGTTGATTTTAAAAAAGCGAAAAATATCACAAAAGCAGGCGCACCAATTGAGCGTACAGTGAAATGGTCAGTTGTTGCCACACCGCAAAACATCGATGAGCTTAAAGAACTCTCAAAAAATCAAGACTTACAGATTGACGAAGTGGTTGATCTTGAAGGCCAAGTCTTTATCAAGCGCATGAGCTTTAAGGCTGGTCGTGATGCAGCAAAAGCCCTTGATTGGGATGTCAACTATGATGATCTTGAAAAATCCAAGTTAAAATCGATTGATTCTGATCAACTGCAAGCAAGACAACTTGTTGGCAGCATCTGTATTGATGAAAATGGAACTCCATTCTTCGACTCTCATCAAGAAGTATATGATTCTGATCCTTCATTTATTGCTGCTCTATATAAGCTTGCAGATGATGTGAATAACTTCATGGGAAAGTCACGGACGAAGAACTCGACCGAGTCGAACTCCTCTGCGAGCTTGCAGCCAACGGAATCGGTGGAAACCGCATCGAAGAAGTCGAAAAAAACATAAGTCTTGCTGAAATGGCGATATGGAAAGCCTATCGCCAGCGCCGGGGAAGCCTGAATATTGGTAGAAGAATAGAGCAGGCCATTGGGAATGCACTGGCATTCTATGCTAATTCAAATCGGGGTAAAAACGGGAAAGAGATTTCTCCGTATGCCTTTATGCCACATGAAGAACAGCCAAAAGTAATCGAGATGAGCGCCGAGGACTACTTTAATAGCTATATTGGCAGATAGTTAGCACACTATCACATACCAGCAGCGAATCCCGTCCTTGATCGGAATGTACTTGATCACTCTGTACTGTGGATTCTCGATAAAGTATTCAGACATATCTATGATGGGATCTGAATATTGAGGACGGATGAAGTCTTTTATTTTAGTTTGCATAGAAAAATTTTTATGATGGAAAAAATTGTCTTGGTAATATAACCTCATTAAGTCTACTTAATGGGGTTTTAACGTGAAAAGAATAATTTTATCTGCTGTTTTGGTGTTGGGTTTGGTTGGTTGTGTAACACCAAGTTATAACAGTATACCTAAAACAAAATCAGTAAGTTACCCAGACCTGAATATAGTTACTACTGCTAGTGTTGGAGATCAAATGGTTGCTCAAGGGACCATCTTTAAACAAGATGCTCTCATAATTGAGTCTGCGGAAAAGATTAGAGGATACACAATTAATCCAGGAACTTATAATAAATCTGGCGACAATGAAAATGGTGCTTTCTTCAGTGCCATAAGCACATCAAGTATGCCAACAACAAACAATGTGCTTTACGATCCAGCCAAGCTTTTGCTTATTTCTAAAAATAACGAACTGTGTGTTTTGTCTGTTTCAAATTCCAAATACTGTAAAGATAAAGCGGATTTCAAGATAAAAGAGGTTGCTAGCGAAAATAAAAACTCTTTTCAACAAACACTAATCTATAACGGTAAAATTGGGAATAAAATTAATATTGGATATAGAGAATTCTCTGGCGACTTTGCTAGACCAGCATTCACTAACAATGTTGAGTATGATTTATCAGAATCCAAGCAGATTGGATATAAGGGGGCATTGATTGATGTTATTAATGCAACAAATCAATCAATAACTTACAAAGTTTTAAGAAATTTTAATAAAGTAGAGTAATTCCTCTCATTGAATGAAACGCAAAACATTAAACCCCGCTAGTCGGGGTTTTTTATTACCTAAAGGAAAGCAAATATGGCAACAGCATCATTAGGCCGCTTGACACTTGATCTTGTTGCCAGAACAGCAGGATTCTCAGAACCACTAAGTCAGGCAGAGAGACAGGCTAAAAATTCTGGAAAGGGCATTGCTGAATCAATGGATTTAGCATCTCTAGCGGTGAAAGGCTTAGGGTTGGCTGTTGGCGGGTTGTCTGTAGCAAGCATGGTTGCATACAGTGAAAAAGTCATAAATGCAGGCAATGATATTCAGAAATTTTCAAAATTAGCAAATGCTTCAGTAAGTCAATTTCAGTACTATGCGAAAGGGGCTGAAACTGCTGGCATTTCGTTTGAATCCTTTGCTGACAAAATGAAGGACATGCAAGATCGTATCGGTGACTTTCAACAGACTGGTGGTGGACCACTTGCAGATTTCTTTACAAATATTGCTCCGCGTGTTGGTGTAACGATTCAGCAATTCCAAAAACTATCTGGCCCAGAAGCATTACAGCTTTTCTATAACTCATTAGAAAAAGCGGGCGCATCTACAAACGATATGAAGTTTTACATGGAAGCAATCATTTCAGATTCTTCTTTATTAATTCCTTTGTTAGAAAAAAATGGGCAGGGATTTAAATTTTGGGGTGATGCAGCACAAAAAACAGGTGCAATCATGTCTAATGACATGGTTAAAAGTTTGGCTGATGCAAAAGTTAACTTACAGCTTTTAGATTTGCAGTGGCAAGGGTTACAAGCAACGCTAATTAATGATGCTATCCCAGTAATTGAGACAATTGCAGAAAATTGGGATAAGGTTGAAGCTGGAGCGGCAGCGCTGGCTACTGTTATTGGTGTTAGATTGGCTGCTGCATTTGGCTTGGCTGGCTATCAAGCGGCAGCTAGCTTAATTCAATATACCCGATATCAAGTTGCACTGGCCAGAATGGCAGGTGAAACAATTACCCTTACCACCGCCACAAGAGGTCTTGGTGGAGCAATGGTTGGGTTGCTTGGCGGGCCATTAGGAATAATTGCATTGGGTGCGCAGGTTGCAATAACAGGTGTAACTTACTATGCAATGACACGTAGATCTAATGAGGCAACGATAGCATTTGACGAACAGGGTGCATCTTTAGATAGCCTTATCGTAAAGTACAAAACTTTAAATACTTTGCAGAGAGATAATGAAACAAAAGCTTTGTCAGATCAATATGATGAACTTCGTACAAAATTCGTTACCGCATCATCAGACTTGTCGGCATTTATGGAAGCATTACCAATCTCGGATGAAAAAATAGCAACCTATACAAAATTAGCAAAAGAGTATCAGTCTGGAAAATTAACTAGCGATGCTTTTTATAAGTCGGTTAAAGATGTAAATGGTTTAACAGACGAGCAATTGCAAAAAGTTCGTGAGTTAGTCAAAGCATACGGAGAAAGCAAGACTAAATACGAACAAGTGAAGGTGGCTCAGGATGCTCTAAAAAAATCTGCTGATCAGGTAAATAAATCCCAAGATGAGCAAACTAAAGCTGTTAATAAATCCGCAGAAGCTTGGGAGAAATTGACTCAGAAGCAGCGAGAGTATATTACACAGATTAAACGCGATGTAATGCGAGACGACTACATTAAGACTTTGGTTGGTAAAGGCTTTTCAGTGGATAAGGCTAACGCTTTTGCTGATGCCCAGGTAAACGCTAATGGGGAAAATGCATTTCAAACTGCTCTTCCAAAAGATGTGGTTGGTGCCACCCTAAAAGGTTTTAACCTTAAAAACTACAGTTTCAACAAATCAGAACTTGAAGCTATAGCCAAAGTTCAAGGGATAGCTAAAGCGAATAACTTTGCTCAAATTGAAGGATTGTACGGATTGCCAGTTGGTACTTTGGCGGCTTTGGTTCTTCAAGAGTCAGGTGGAAATCCTAATGCTGTTAGCCCTACAGGTGCCAAAGGTTTATTTCAGACGACTGGCATTTATAGGAAGGGCAAAGACCTAAGCACTGTTGAGAAGCAAGCAGCGGCAGCAGCTAAATATATCGCAGATGGTTATAAGGAGTTTGGAAATTTTGCAGATGCCGTTACCACTTACAATTCTGGCGTTGCTGGTCTAAAGGATTACAAAAATGGAGGAAGATCACCGGATAAACGCAAAGAAATTGCTGGTTATGCTCCTGGCATTCAGCGCTGGCTTGCTGGTGTAAACGGGAAAACCGCAGTTGATAATTCAATTCTCATGCCGACTCAAGCAGATATTCTGGCTCAACAAACACTAGCGGCGCAGGCCATGAAAGATCTAGATGACAAACGCAAGGAGATTGATGCTCAGTATTACACTGATTCCGAGAAGCTTGCCAAAGATCATCAAGATAGAATTGAGAAAATCACACAAGCTTACACTGGAACCAAGGAGTTAAAGACTAGACTTAGCCAAGAAGGTGCTCTATATCAAGAGCAAACCACACAGCTTAAATTACAACGTGAAGAGGATTATGCAAATTTAACTGCATTTGAAACAGATCGTGTAAAACAGCTAGAAGACTACTATGCGCGTCAAATTGAACTGGCTAAAACCAGTACAAAATTCAACGAGCAGGAAAGAGCCAAGGAAATATCTGGGTTACAGCGTAAGCGAGATTTTGAGATTGCGGCTATTCGACGTGAACAGGATGAGCAAGTTCAATCTGTATTTGAAGCATATCTAAATGAAACCGAAATTGTCGTTAAGCGTTATCAGCGTGAGCGCGAAGAAATTCTCGCAAATGGCGAGCTGCTTGATGAAAACCGTAAAAAGTTGCTACAAGCAAACCAGATGGATCAATTTCGCACACTGAATCAAGCGTCTGATAGCGTGTTTCAATATGGACAAAATGCAGCACAAGCGTTAATGCAGCGATTAAACCCAGAAGGATTTTCTCGTTACAACCTTCAAAACCAATATTCTAGCGACATGTCTGGATTAAAAGATCAATACGACAATCAAGTGTCAGGAATAAATGCAAAAGCCGATAATAGTATTTTTCTTGAATCTGAAGCAACCAGAAATCAAGAACTTCTGGCTGCTAGAGATCAGTTTCTACAGGCTAGAAAAGCACTTGAAGAAAAGTATGCACAAGATCAGACGGATTTGGATCAACAGCAATTTGAAACCAAGATGCAGGTCTACTCTCAAATAGCAGGCATGGTGGGTCAAACTTTTGATCAAATGACGGGCATGTTAAAAGACTCGGTTGGTGAATCGAATGCGCTTTATAAGGCAATGTTTATTGCAGGTAAGGCTGCGTCAATAGCGCAGGCAATTGTAAATACCGAGGAAGGTGCAACAAAAGCTTTAGCACAAGGTGGTGCGTATGGTTCTTTGTTGGCAGGAGTTATTCGCGCTACTGGATATGCTTCTGTGGGTATGATTGCTGCACAAACAATAACAGGCTTCGCCGACGGTGGCTATACAGGTCAAGGCGGAAAGTATGAGCCTGCTGGTATTGTGCACAGGGGTGAGGTTGTATTTTCTCAAGCTGATATTGCTCGTTTAGGTGGTGTCGGTGTAGTTGAGTCAATGCGCTTAGGTCATAAGGGTTATGCGGATGGCGGTATTGTTGGTGATACCAAAGTGCTTAATGTAAATCAGGCAAGATTAAACAGTGATTTAAGTGGTCAACCCACGATCAATGTGTACACACTACCCGGTGAGACTGCCGATGTCACTCAGAATAGTGATGGCTCGCTTGATGTGAAAATCCGAAAAGTCATTGATGAGCACGTACCGAGCGCAATGAGCAATCCAAGCTCTCGTATCAGTAAATCAATGACTCAGAACTATGCAATCAAACGCCAAAGATAAGGAGCATGTATGTATAAACTTGGAATATGCGTGCAGCAATCTGGCTATTCTGCAAAGCTTGGTGACGACACGGATATGATCAATCTGGGAGGTGGTCTGGGTCGTACCTATATCACCACAAGGCGTAATGCGCATAATGTGAATGTAAATTGGGTTTTAACAGAGCTACAGTTTCAATCACTTATGTCCTTCTGGCGGTTGTATCAACACTCACCCGATCCATTTCTAATTGACCTCATCATTGATAGTCCAGAGCTTGAAGAATTTCAGGCTCTTTTTATACCGAACACTTTTAATCTTGATGAAAAGAATGGGCTGATATTTAAGGTATCGGCCCAACTTCAGGTCAAGAAGTTGAAACGTGATCTAAATATGGATGAAATCATTGTGATTGGTGGTGATCTGGGATGGGTAAATGAGCTTGATGAATTGGTAAATGTGGCATTGCCGAATGCTTTAGGGGTATCAAATGGCTGATTCTGACTATGCTCAGTTTTTTCTTAACTCAAAACGATCAATTTATCGAATTGAGTGCGTAGAACTGATGCATCCATCTTTCTCAAAAGTCTATCGAATAACGCCCAGTGATGATGACGGTGTCACCGTAAAACATAACGCATCTTCGGATGCGTTTTTTTATGAGTATTTGCACGCAAGTATTGAACGATCAGGTGTGATGGGTGATCTAGATCAATCTATTACTGTGACGATAGCAGGCCTAGGGGATGTATTGCCAGATGAGTTTGATCGGATAGCCAACGGTGAATTTACCAAAGAAAAACCGATCATTAATTATCGATTGTACTCAAGTGACAACCTGAATAAACCAGAGTTTGAGTTACTCGGATTGCAGTTAAATGGCGTCGCGGAGAAAGACAATCAAGCAGTGTTTAAAGGGGAAGCACCTAAGCTGAACACCGCTAAAACAGGTGAGATATATAGCCTTGATGAAAATGATTGTCCTGACCTAAGGGGAGCGCTATGAGCCACAATCATCTGTTGGACCGTATCTATCACAAAGATAATTACAACTGCGTTCACTTTGTGAATGAAGCTGCAATGGATCTATACGGCATTGATCGATCTGAAGCATTGGAGCCTTTCATGCGTGCAATTAGCAATCGAGAGTTTCTACCTTCCAAAATGCGAATGCTTGATTTCTTACCAATGCCAAAAGAAGGCTGTGTTGTAGCGTTCCATCCTATAGATCGAAACAATGGCCCGCATGTTGGTTTATATCGTATGGGCAAGGTTCTTCACATTATTGATTCTGGCGTGCACTGGATGCCAATTGAAGTAGTTAAACGCATGGGATTTAATCGAGTAAGTTATTATGATTAAAGTGATTTATAAAAGTGATGCACTTTCTCGCGAATCAAAAATCTATCAGGCCAAAACGATTGGCGAATGGCTAACACAGCATTATGTAAAAATGCCTGAGCATTTAAGTATCTTTCATACTTTCTCTAATGCGGATTATGCAGAAATCTCGTTTGCAAATGAGGTAACACCTCATACATCCGTAGATTTGAAATGTCTTGATCTCATGCCAGGTACGTTTATCGTGATTGAGAAGCCTAGGGGGCCTGAAGTCTGGATTCCGCTTGTGATTTCACTGGTGATTGGCGTTGCAACCTACTTCTTAATGCCGACACCCAGCGTAGCTGCTACAAATGCCAATAATCAGAATGCTGCCTCACCGAATAATGAATTGTCGAGCCGACAGAATCAGACACGAATCAATCAACGCAAACCGGATATTTTTGGGGAAGCATGGTCAACGCCTGACTTGCTTGCAGTGCCTTACACAGTCTATGAAAACAATGTAGAAGTAGAATATCTAACAGCTTTCATCACACGCGGGTACTGCGAGATCAAAGAAGCCTATGACGGTGATACGCGAATTCGTGATATTGCTGGTGCAACAGTTCAGGTCTATCGACCAGGTGTGAATATTGTTTCTGGCAATCCATACTACCGTGTTGGATCTAGAATCACTGCCGAACCATTGGGCGTTCAAAAGCAAACATCTGTAAATGGGCAAGTGCTTCGACCATCGAATATTGAAACAATCACAGGTGTTAGCAACATCGGATTCTCATCACCGAATGAGATTGTATTGGCGCCTAATACTCAGCTTGATTTTACCGATTCATTTAGTAGCAATGACACGATTGAAATCACCAATGCGTCTTTCAATATTGAAACAGTTGAAAACGGGGCTACTGTAACCACACCCTATAATCTGGCGGGCACATATCCCGTACTCTCTGTTTCTAATGATCGAATCACGCTCTCTAATCCGTCGGCGATCAATCCGGCTTGGGATCAGCTCGATAATTTAGAAAATGGTACATCACCTTATATTTCACCAACAATTAAGTCGGTGAGTGAAAAATGGATTGGCCCATTTATTCTAGATAATCTTGATCGAAACATGATCGTTAGTAATTTTGTAGCCACCAATGGACTGTATTTGACCAATGGTAATTTTCAGTCGCCGGTTAACGTAACAGTCGAAGTTGAAGTTACTCCTGTGGATGAAAACGATCAGGATATTGGATATCCGATTCTTAAGTCAGTTGTTCTAAAAGGGTCGGCAACTGCCCGTGAAACTGTGGGTATGACGCTATCAATTTCAACATTCCAAGGGCGCTGTAAAGTCCGTGCACGTCGAGTGAATGAAACAGATAAAGACTTTCAGGGTACTGTCGTTGACGATGTGAAATGGTCTGCGCTGTACGGTGCACACCCGCTAAAACGGTCAGTCTATGAAAATGGGACGGTTGTTCGCGCCAGAACATATGCGACTGCGGGTGCTTTATCTGTCAAAGAGCGAAAGCTTAATTTGCTGGTTCAGCGAGAATTGCCGACTTATGAAAATGGTGCAATGACTACGGCCCGACAGGCGACATCTAGTTTCGCTGATGCGTTAGTTTCATTGGCCACAGATCCAAAAATTGGACGCATGTCTTTAGACAATCTCGATTTAGATAATATCTACGAGACTTATCACGACATAGTTGATTATTTCGGAACCCCACTGGCTGCCGAGTTCTGTACTACGCTTGATGATTCAAATGTGTCATTTGAAGAAATTGCCAAGATGATTGAAGATAGTTGTTTCATAACGATCTATCGTCAAGGCACCAAGCTTCGCGTGTTTTTTGAGAAGCCAAGTGACAATTCATCGCTGTTGTTTAACTTCAGAAATATTATCCCGAAGACATTTGAGCCGTCGCGTAACTTCGGCATTACGGATGATTTTGACGGTATTGTTTATGAGTGGACCGATCCAGCCGATAATGGCCGTATCAATATCTACTTGCCTGATCAAAATGTAATGAACCCGAAAGAAATCAAATCTGTCGGTGTTCGAAACAAGTGGCAGGCGCATTTCAATGCTCATCGACTGTATAACAAGCTTGTCTATCAGACAGAAACCTTAAAGTTTGAAGCTGCTCCTGAGTCTGAGTTGCTTATACTCAAAGAACCTGTTTCATGTGCTAAGGATATGCTGAAAGCGAAATATCAGAGCGGTGAAGTTGAACATCAAGATGGCCTGATTCTCGAATTATCACATCCTGTGGAAGTACAGCCAAATATCAACTATGTGATCCACTTACAGACAGTTGATGGCTTCGTAGACATGATCATGCTGGATGGCGTTGAAGATGGTTACTTTGTGAAATTGAGTCGCTTGCCGATTTCTCCAATCTCTACAGATCCAAGTAACCAAGTTAAAGCGACATATACAATCATTGAGCAAAACAATGCAGGATCATTGTCTTACTTGGTTGCTGAAAGAACACCTGCTGGCAAGAATACCAACAACGTAACGTTGGTAAATTACTCTGCACGCTACTATCAAAATGATGGTGACTTTAAAGCAGAACCGACAATTGACGAGACGCCAATCTACATTCGCTATGATGTGCTTGATGTGAATCTTGCAAATCTATACCGGATGCAGCGTGGTGAATTGCCGACAACAGGTGATGTATATTTTGAAGTAAGCGCAGGTGTCTTTGTTTCAAGTTCAAGTGCATATCGGCCAGAGCTTGAAAATGTATATCGCTATAAACCACCAAACTCCATGGGTGGTGGTGATACTACGGCTTATTTTAGAACATTCCCGGCAAGAAATGAGATACCCGCCATTACTGTTGGTGAGTGGCCACAAAATGTGAATATTTACCTCACAATCAAAGGTGATGTTGTGGGTCGAGGTGGGGATGGTGGTTTGGCTCAGCACAGTATTGGCGCTGACACAACAGATCAATCAATTCTCCCGATGGTTAAGCAGCAAAGAAACGGATATCGAGGGGCGCCTGCTATTTCAAATGAGCACCCCAATTTCAATTTGATTGTAGATGGCGGTACTGTTGCGCGTGGTGGATCTGGCGGTGGAGCTTCTCCGGCAGGTTATTCAACTGCTTTAAACTATGCCATCAATGGTTGCTGTGGTGGAGGCGGTGCACCATTCGGTCAAGCATTATCCGGTATTTATCCTGAGCTTGAATATGATACATATGCACTTTATTGGAAGGATATGCGGTTACCAAAAACAGCAGTTGCAGGCAAGACTCTTGGCGGTACTGGTTATTCAAGAGGTTATGATGGTAGTTATGGCTATTCATCTGGTACATCTGGAAAAGGTGGAGCATGGGCGCAACAGGGCACAAGTTCTAATAACTCGACTGTATCAGGCGCTTTTAGAAGTTATGGTGCACCGGAAGGTCAACCCGGAGAATTAGCAGATGCAATCACCGGTGTGGTGCCCTTATCTATCCAGATCATTAACGGTGGTCAGGTTCTATAAACAAATTAAACTAATCCAAAGCACTCGAAAGAGTGCTTTTTTATGTCTGGAGAAAGCCAATGGCTGATTCAATTATCACAAAGCAAGAGTTGATTGATGCACAAAAAGATGCTGTAACGCTAAAAGATGCTGTAAACGGCAACGAATCAGGAGTTGTTACACCGCGTTTAAATGAACCATACCCAACTTTGCCCGCTGCTATCCAGAAAATCGAGAGTGATGGTGTAGCAGCGGTTGCAAAACTCGAAAACACAGGTGGCTTTATCTCTGCCCCGACACTCACAGCATTACAAGCAATCACACCAGAATATGACTATCAATTGGCACGAGTTGACGCGACAGGTGATGAATATCGTTGGAATCCTGCATTGACGACTACATCAAAATGGGAAGCGACAGGGCGTAACTTTTTGAGTGAGTCGAAGGCTTATACTGACTTAAAAATATCTTTTAAGCAAATTGGAAATAATGAAATCATCGCGTTGAGTGATGATGGGGTTCAGCTATTTTCTATTAGTGCGGGTTTAATGGACTTCAATCCAAGTGATTCACTAATCGCAATTATAAAAAACGCTTTAGATTTTCGATTAACTATCGACACATCGAATATATTAAAAGACTATGAAATCATCGCATTAAGCAGTGATGGAGTTCAACTTTTTGCGACAAAGAAAGGTATTTTTGATTTTAATATCAGTCAAAGCTTAAAAGATGAGATCGGCTCAAGCAATACACTCAAAAAGCCAAGTCAAAATATCATCATGTACGGCTCATCATTAACTTCGAAGCGCGGAGAAGCAACTTCAACGCTTGACGGTTTTGTGCTACCCGACACAGTACCATCTAAGCTAATTGCCCCATGGGAGGCTGTGCAAGCAGAATTACCCGCTCGAACAGTAGCAAGCCAAGCGGCAGGCGGTCAGAATATTTTTCAAAATGCGATTCGACAGGGCGGTCGCACAATGTATGTGACGCTTGAAAACAATACTTTGTTAGCAAGCGGGGATACAAATATTACAGCGTTTGGGAATTTTACAGTCTTTAACGGGCAGTCAATTTCTCAGTCTAATGTTTCAATTTTGGGTATCCCTTGTGTCTTAAAACCAAGAACTATAAACGGTAATGATTACGCTGGGTTGCGCTTAAGTCGAGTGGCGTCAGGACAAGCGATATCAGTGCCCGCTGGCACACCACTTGTGTTTGAAAATGCAGTAAATCGCAGGGATTGGACATACATTATTGAGCCAAATGCGAATTGGCCGCAATCTCCTGATTATTCTGGAAATTACGACTTAATTAATTGTGTTTTAGACATGATTAAATACGCAAGTGGGGCTGAAAATATTAGTGAGGTTCGCTACTTAATCGCAGGAAATACACCTGCTTACACTGAGCCTTTCGGTTCATATACGCGCATCAGAAAACAAGCACGTGAAGAAATTTTTAAAGAATATTTCAAAGACAAATACATGGACTGTGCAACTTACATGGTGCAGCACGCAATTTATGACGCAGTGTATTTGGGTTATTTGCCGTCAGTTATTCAAGCCGATTTAGACGATATAGCGATTGGCGTCATACCGCGTCGCATGATGCATGACGTCGTTCACTACAACGCACTCGGAGCTTATATGCTCGGGCGCTACTACTCACTATTTATCAAAGCAAAGGGATGGTAATCATGACTTTATTACTTAAATCGGACAAGAGTGTAGGCGAGCCAGCTTCACTATCACTTAAATCTGCGCAAACAGATCAGTACAACACTGTGTATGCTGGTCACAAGTCAATCATTAATTTTATTGATCTTCCGGCATCGCTCGCTGATGCTGCAAAT